TAAATGGCATACAGAAGATTCTGATAGAATGTTTTATGATACAGAATAAATTATTATATTTGTTCCACCAACAAACATGTAATGAGTAAAGAAGATAAAATTATTGTGTCTATTACAGACACTGAAGCAGGACTAGAGGTCCGTATTAATGAAGGAGCATATGGTAATCTTGCCATAGTAGGCTTATTAGAAAAAATTAAAATAGCTGTACTAACAGAAACTGTAGAACAAGCTTCTAGTGTAACAGTTCCAATGACTAAATCTGGTAATCATGCATAAATATGTAAAAAAACCTATAGAGGTTGAAGCAGTTCAATGGACAGGTGACAACCGTCCTGAGATATGGGACTTTTGTTCTTTGTGTTATTTTAATACAGATATGGAATCTGGTGAGTTAAAACTTATAATACAAACTCTTGAAGGAAACATGGGTGCTTCAATAGGAGATTTTATTATCAAGGGTATTAAGGGAGAGTTTTATGCTTGTAAGGAAGATATCTTTAAACTTACATATGATAAAGTAGTATGACACCAGAACTTAACATTCTATCTATAGAAGAAGAAATAGATTTGTTAGCTAAGTTATCAAATGAACAAGGTATAAAGACAAACAATAGGACTTTAATAAGATATGGAAACTCAGTTTATGGTAATGATACATTAGACCCTATTCCAGAATATTTATTAGACCTATCTAATAAGTTAGTCAATAAAAAAGTATTAGATGCTTTACCAGAAGATATAACTATTAATACTTATTATCCAGGAGACAGTATACCAGCACACATAGATAAGATAGAGGCCGGACCTGTAATAACCATATTAAGTTTGTTATCTGATGCAACACTTATTTTGACTTATGGTTCAAAAAAAGAAAAGATACTGTTACCTTCTAGATCTGTAATACAACTTAAAGGAGTGTATAGAACTCACTGGAAACACAGTATAAAAAAATTAAAAGATAAAAGAATATCAATAGTGTTTAGACAAACCGGAAAATAATTCTATATTTGCATAAACCAAATATATAGTTATGGAAGAGCAAGTTATAATTAAAGAAACTAAACTTTACAAGTTTGGAGAAATTTTAGTAGGATTAGATTCAGAAGATATTGAAGAATCATTAGAGGTAGAGATAAAAAGAAAGTTTGCAGAGATTGTAGAATTAACATTAACTAACTATTCTACAACAGATAAATCTCCAATTAAAAGTTTGTTATTTGATCATGCAATAGGAGAACTAGTTAGTGCCCAAATGGCAATAGAAAAAGTAATTACATTTAAATCATAAGTAATGGCAACAGAACAACCGTTTAAAAAGTTAAGAGGTAGAACAATTCTAATTGATGTTCCTCAGAGAAAAAAATCAGCAATTGAGTTGAGTGCAAAGGATGAAGAAGCAATCATGCAAGAAGCTGTGAAGATGTGGAATAAACTCACTGTATATGCCGTAGGAGATAAGGTAGAAGAAGTAGTAGCAGGTGATGTAGTATATATCAATACAAGATCACTTAACATGGAAGTTGTAGAACGTATTGATATTGATGGTGAGGTTAAACTTGTTCTCAATGAAGGTGATGTGATAATTATTTGGTAGTACCATATATTTCCTATTAACCATGTTTAAAACTTTAGTATATTTGCAAAGAAAATAAGTACTTTGTGACTTGAAGTCTATTTTTTTACAGTAGTAGTAAAGTTAGGTAAGGAGATCCTTGGGAATTAATTCTCAGGGATTTTGTTTTTACAGATATTTTATGTATATTATAGTATAATTTATATGTTATGTTAAATAATCTTACAAACTTTTTTAATATCATCAAAGGCAGAATGATTAGAACATCTGCTACAGTAGCATCAACAGATATAATTCCATTAGGAGTAGTTAATCCTAATTATGATGGTGGATATCTCCCATCTGCTATTACTGTAGGTGATTTAGCTGCTCAATTAGCTGGTGATAGATTAGTTGCTGGTACTACAAAAGTTATACTAAGTGACAATGCTGGTGATGCAGAATTAACATTTTATCCTGGTGATGCAGTAATTCAAACTTCAAGTCCGGGTTCTGATTTATATATTAGAACACTAGTAGGTGATGATATTATTCTTGAATCAGGAGATGATATTAGATTACAAGGTGATCAAGGTCTTTTTGATGATGAGGCTGAAGGTGGAGATATAAATATCTATGCTGGATATGGTTCTGATGGTAATGCAGCTAATGCTGGATCTGGTGGAGATATTAGAATTGAAGCAGGTGATGCTGGTAATAGTGTATCAGGTTCTCAAGGAGAAGGTGGTTTTATAACTATTCAAGCTGGTTATACTACAACATCTGGTTTACCAGGAGGAGATATTAGTCTTATTTCAGGCAACAGTATAGATGGTATATTTGGTGATGTTATTATCAGTGGTAACTTTACATGGGAATTTTCTACAAAAAATGCAACACTTCTATTTCCAGCAGTAACTTTAGCTACATTACCAAATCCTGTTTCAGTACCTGGAGCAAGAGCAATGATTGCTGATTCTACTGCATTTGCATCAGGAAATTTTGGTGTTACTGTAGTAGGAGGTGGTAGTAATATAATACCTGTATTTTCAGATGGTACAAATTGGGTAATTGGATAATAATAAATAAATAAAAACAAAATAAAATGGATATTTTAAATTTCATATCTTGGATTAAAGCCGGTAACTATAGAGCTACCCTTCCTACAGATGTACCAAGCTTACTTGCTATTGGAGCAAAAGATGCTTCTCGTGATGATGGTTATTTACCACTTGCTGTAAATGCAGCACCTTTACAAACTTTGTATGATACAGGTAATGTAACTCAAACTCCACTTATTAATTCTGGAGTTGCCGTAGAGGGTCTTAATGGTATTATTACTACAGTAGTTGCTGCTGTAGCAGCTGATGCTAAAACATCTTTTACTGTAACTAATTCTAATGTAAAAGCAACTTCTAAAATTTTAGTTTCTGTAGACTATTCTGAACTTGCATCAGGTATTCCTGTAGTAGGAGTTGCAAGAATTCAAAATGGCACATTTAAAATAGTATTAGCTAATGGTGGTAGTGCTCCATTAGATGCCGTAGTTAAAATACATTACTTGATTATTGTATAAACTTTCTATCTAGTTAGAAAAACCTTAGGTTCAAAAGATCTGAGGTTTTATTGTTTATATGCTATTTTTTTTGTATATTATTGTATAAATATTTATGTCATGTCAATAGGAAATTTAAAAGATTACGGAAATAAAGGAAATAATTTTCCGTGGCAACTAAAAATGTTGCAAGGACTTGAAGCAATTAATACTACTATTGCTGCACAAACAGTAAATACAGGTGCTATTAGAACTCCACGTTTAATAAGTGCAGCTACTACTACAGGAACAATTAATGTACATGTGCATAGTATTTCTGTTTATAATTCTGGAAATGCTGTAGGAACATTAACTGTTAGTGGAGATGCTGCAGTAAATATTCCTGTAGGTGCAACTATTAATATGGATGCTGGAGGTAACAATAATAGATTTCCACCAGGTGCATTTGTATATGATGCTTCAAGTACTACATTTTTAATTGCTTATGTAGCTTAATATGAAAACATCCGTAAATACAACAAGAGCATTAGGTCAATTTAAGACTAGTATTGATAAAGGTATTTATGAAGGAAACACTCCTCATATTAGTGAATGGAGAACTACCGCACCTAATGAAACTGTTACATTACCTTATCAGACAAATGGAATTTACAATGGTATTATTGATTGGGGAGATGGTACACAGTCTGTAAATAGTTATGATAACAGAACTCATACTTATACAACTGCTGGTTCTTACACAATAAAAATTACTGGTAGAATCAGAATTTTTAGATTTAATAATGCTGGAGACAGAACAAAGTTATATACAATTTTTCAATGGGGTAGTCAATTTGATGTTGGAGTAGGTGGAGGACATTTTTACGGTTGTACAAATCTTGATTTATCAATTGTATCTGATGTACTAATATTATATAGACCTTTTCAAACATCTAACATTACAAGTTTTGCTAATATGTTTAGAGATTGCACGTCTTTAACTACTATCAATAGAGTTAATGAATGGGACACATCTAACATAATTAATTTACAAGCTTGTTTTTTCCAATGTCCTAATTTTAATGGTAATGTTGGTAGTTGGGATGTTTCAAATGTTACAATTTTTCAATCATGTTTTAATGGTTGTACAAATTTTATTCAAAACTTAGCAAGCTGGGATGTTAGAAATGCAACAAATATGTCTTTTATGTTTCAAAATGCAACTAATTTTAATCAAAATATTGGTAATTGGAATGTTAAAAGTGTCACAGTTTTTACTAGTTTTATGGCAGGTAAAACAGCTGCCAATTATTCAGCAGCTAATTTAGATGCTATTTATAACGGTTGGATAAATAATTTATTAAATGTAAACCTTTCAATTTCTTTTGGAACTATTAAGTATACACAAGCTTCACGGCAAGGAAAAGCATTATTAACAAGAACAAATACTTCACTAACAGTATCAGGAGCAGTAGATAATGGTTCAGGATTAATAAGAATCACAACAAGTACAGCTCACGGTATGGTAACTGGTAATAAAGTATTTATTTCAGCAGTAACAGGAACAACAGAAGCAAATGGGCTTTGGACAGTAACATTAGTAAACTCAACTCAAGTAGATTTGCAAGGCAGTACTTTTTCAAATGCTTATATTTCAGGAGGTGCTTTTAGAACAGGATATGGATGGACAATAGCTGATGGTTTATTAGTAGTTTCTGGAACATCAAATAGTGGAGGATTAATTAGGGTAACAACATCTGTTGCTCACGGACTTACAACAGGAAATTCAGTTTTCATATATGGAGTCAATGGAACAACAAATGCAAATGGAACGTGGACAGTTACAGTAATAAGCACCACAATAATAGAACTTCAAGGAAGTATATACAATGGAGTATGGACTAGTGGAGGAAATGTAATACTAGGATAATATGAATAATTTTTATTTAGCACATAATGGAGTAGATGTTTTTCATCCAGGAAGACTTGAAGAAGGTTCAGAAGTAACAACAGGTCAACCATACTTGGAGTATTTTGATACTTTAGAAAACTTGATTGCAAGATTAAAAGAATATAACCAGGAAATTCCTGAAGAAATATAAATAACAATGGACAAGACATCATTAACAATTTTACTATTTATAGCAGCTACAGTTCTAGGAATTTTTGGCTACTTTCTAAAGAGTGTTCACAAGGATGTGAAAGACTTTATTAATGAATCATCTGATAATAACCGTAGACTCACAGAAGAACTAGGGAGGTTAAAAGGAAAGATTGAATTAGTAGAACAAGAGTCAAGATTAAAGTATCAGGCTATTCAAGAACAAACTCAGATAGAGTTAAAGAACTTAGCTAAAAATGTTAATGATCTATCTCTTGCAGTAAAAGAATTAATTTTAAATAAATAAGTATGAAAAAGTTAAAAGAAAGATGGAATTCTAAAACTCCACAGTTTTGGAAAAAAGTACAAAATATTGCTATTTTAGTAGGAGCAATAGCTGGTACAATACTTGCAGCACCAGTTGCATTACCAGCAGCATTAATAACAGCAGCAGGGTATGCAGTGGCTGTTGGAACAGCAGTAGCTACAGTATCACAATTTACAGTAGAAGATGCACCAACTAATACTGAAGAAAATGTTAACAACTAGTACAGCAATTAAAAAATATGGTACACCAAATATTGAGGGTACATATCTTACAACAATTACTCTACCTTATCCAATGCGTATTGCTTGGGATACTAAAGTTACTACAACTAAGTTTAGGTGTCATAAGTTAGTTGCAGATAAATTCTTAGCAGTCTTTAAAGAGATTTTAGCAGTTTATGGTTTACCAAAGATTCAAGAACTAGGTATTGACTTATATGGAGGTTGCTTTAACTTTAGAAAAATGAGAGGTGGGTCAGAATGGTCTAAGCATGCTTTTGGTATTGCAGTAGACTTAGATCCGGCTAGAAATACTTTAAAAGAAACAAGTAAGACAGCAAGGTTTGCAAGACCTGAGTATAAACAAATGATTGACATTTTTGAAAAGCATGGGTTTATCTCACTAGGTAGATTGCATAACTATGACTGGATGCATTTTGAAATAAAAGAATAGACTATGAAATTTAGAAACAACTGGAAAGTAAAGAACAAACAATGGGATAAGTTTGCTTTACGTCTTAGAATTAGTTATTTTGATATACTTACTATTGAAGTAGATATATCAAGAGAGTTTTATATGTTGACTATCTTAAATTTTACAATTAAAAATAGATAATCTACAGCAGTTATTAATGATACTTAACCCATGTTACTTTAAGTGATGTGGGTTTTTTGTTTAAATTTTGTAAGTTTAAACTTTATATTGTACATTTGTATAAACTTAAAAAATATAAGTCATGGAAAACCAACAAGAACAAGAGCAATTGACACCAGAGCAATTGGAAGCAAGAAGAGAAGAGATGCAATCATTTTATGAGAAATCAGTTCCTTATCTTGAAGCACAGTCTAAGTATGAGAGATTACTTACTGAAGTAGAAGAAGCTAGATATAAGAGAGCATCTATGCAACTTCAGTATGCAACAATGATGGCTGCAGCACAACAAAATGAAACTGAGTATGAAAATGAACAAGCTGCAAAAGCACCGGCAACTGGTAAAAAACTAAGAAAAGAATAATGACACTTGTAAATCAAGTACAAAAAAAGGTCAAGATGCCTAAGTGGGATATTGTTAAATATCAGATTTTAACTCATTGTTATATTAATCGTATAACAATGAGTGACTCTGATTTAGACTGTCTTACTTTATTAAGTTTTAACCAACCAATTGAGTTAAGTGATTTTTGCCTTGATGCATCTTCAGAAGAAGATTGGATTTTTAAATCTCCGCAAACAGTTAGAAATAGTATAAATAAATCTGAAAAAAAAGGATTGATAATTAAAGATGCAACAAATAAAAAAATTATAATGTTGAATCCAGATTTAAAAATTCAAACAGAAGGTATTATTTTATTAGATTTTAAATTCTTAGGAGATGATTCCAAAAAAGGCAAATAAACTATATAAAGAAATGACAAAGGAATTTGATGTTTCTGAAGACATGGTTGAAAATTTAATTGAACTATATTACAAAACCTTAAGAAAAAACTTAAGTGATTTAACTGAAGCAAGGTTTAATGTAGATGGTTTAGGACATTTTGTAATTAAAGTACAAAAAGTAAAAAAAGCAATACCTCATTACAAAAAAGTTTTAAGTAATCATGATACTTCCACCTTTGGTGCTTATCATAATAAAAAAAGTGTGGAGGAAAAATTAGAACTTTTAGAAAAGGTTGATAAGAAAATTGATATATTAATCTCTAGAAAACAAAACTTTAAAAATGAAAAATACTCTAAAACTAATATGGCAGAACAGAAAACAGATTCTGGAGGGGATAACTAATACTGTTATCCGTGATGAAACTGTAGAAGAAATTTCTAGACTTAGATATTCAATCTGTGATGAATGCCCTACTAAAGGAACAGATTGTGCAATGCCAGGAACTGCTCCATGTTGTGATGAATGTGGTTGTTCTTTAGCTTTTAAAACTAGATCACTAGCTTCATCATGCCCACTTGGTAAATGGGAAGCTATTACTTCAGTAGAAGAAGAAGATGAATTAGATAACCTTAAAGATTAATATTATGTCAACATTTACAGATAGATTATCAACTGCAAGTATGCTAGTAGCTGATCCTACAAAAGTAATTAATATAACTCCTGCTCATACTAGTACAACTACTGGAATATGGAGTCAACTTGATCAAGTTACACATACTGATTCTGACCCTTATGAAGATCCTATTAAGTTAATTAGATCAAGATTAGATAAGTTAGAAACTCAAAATAAGTTTTTAAAATTAAAAATTCTTGAGATAGAAGGTAAGTTTTCTAAAGAAGAAATAATTAATCTTAGAGCTATGCTTACATCTAATGATGAAGCATCTATTACATTAGCAGATACTATAATTGAAACAGCATGAGTATAATATTTAATGATGTAGACCATAGTTATAAAAGCATTGATGGTGATAATATTGATTGGGTTAGTGTAACAACATTAATCTCAAACTTTAAAAAACCATTTGATGCAAAAGCTATAGCTGCTAAAGTTACTAAAAATAAAAGATCAAAATGGTTTGGTATTGAACCAGAGACAATTTTAAAAATTTGGGATGATGAATCTCAAAGAGCTATGTCTTTGGGAACATTCTATCATAATCAAAGAGAAGCTGACTTATGTAGTTTAGCATCTATTGAAAAAGATGGAGTAACTATACCTATATTTATTCCTCATGTTGAACCTAATGGTGTTAAGGTTGCATCATCTCAAAAACTAGATTCAGGAGTATATCCAGAACATATGGTATATCTTAAGTCTGCAGGTATATGTGGACAGTCAGATTTAGTAGAAATAGTTAATGGTAAAATATATATCATTGATTATAAAACTAATAAAGAAATTAAGAAAGAATCTTTTGTAAATTGGGAAGGCATATCTGATAAATTATCATTTCCATTGTTACACTTAGATGACTGTAATTTTAATCATTATGCATTACAATTAAGTATATATATGTATATTATGTTAAAGCATAACCCTAGATTAAAACCAGGAACAATGTATATACATCATATAGTATTTGAAGAAGAAGATAAAGATAAAAATGGTTATCCGGTAACTAAATATACACCCCAGGGAGACCCTATTGTAAAAGAAGTTATTCCTATGGAAGTGCCCTATTTAGTAGATGAAGTAAGATCTATTATTCTTTGGTTGTCTGAAAACAGAGCAAAACTAAAAAAGAAATAAAATGATAGTTAAATTATTTGACATACAAAATGGAGTAGTAATACCATCAGAACATTGTTATACTCTTAAATCTTTAAAAGATATTATGGATGAATATCCAGAAGATTATTTAAAAATTTATCAATATTTGTTTTATATGACATGTCCTAATCCAGATTTGAACCCATTTTTTCATACACCAGAAACAGACAAAGAAGATATCATACTATCTGAAATACAAGCAGATTTCTCTACTGAAGATACAGAAATCTATAAGGCATTAATGTTTTGTGAAAAGTTATATGAAACACCCACTTCTAGAGCATATAAAGGAATCAAATCCATGCTTGATAGATTGGGTAAGTATATGGAGATAACGTCTATTACAGATGGTAAAGATGGTAATTTAACAGCATTGATTAATGCAGCTAAGAATTATGAATCAGTCAGAAACTCTTTTAAAGGTGTTTATAAAGACTTACAAGATGAACAACAAAGTAGAGTACGTGGTGGTCAAGGGCTTGCTTATGATAGTTAATTATGGAAAATATATATACTGATATACCCACATGGGACAATGGTAAATGGACTACTACTTCTTTTGACTCAAGAGAAGATTGGAGAACCTATGTATTTTCTTTGTTTAAAGAACCTGGTCAATATGAGTTTGATGAAATAAGTAACATAGTATTTAATTCTGAGTCAACTAAATTTAGAAATTCTAAAGTATATTGTACTGCAGCCTTTAAATCAAAAGACTTTATTAATTATTGGGATGATCAGAAAAATAAATGCAGACTAGGAGTAATAGTTAAATCAAATAATAAAACTTGGTACTTATCTAGGGATTATTATATGTGGTTAAACTTCTTACCTATCTTTGATAAAGAACAACAAAAATTTGACTTTGCTCAAATTAGAGATGCTCAATATCATATGGCATTATATGAAATATTAGCTGAGTTATTTTATCAACATTCTGCTATTCTTAAAAAACGTCAGATAGCATCATCATACTTCCATGCAGGTAAACTTATTAACCAGTTATGGTTTGAGGCCGGAGTCACCCTTAAAATGGGGGCTAGTCTTAAAGATTACATAAATGAAAAAGGTACTTGGAAATTTTTAAATGAATATGCTGCATTCTTAAATGAACATACTGCTTGGTATAGACCTATGTCACCAGATAAAGTAATGATGTGGCAACAAAAGATTGAAGTAAGAATAGGAGATAGAAAAGCAGAAGTTGGATTAAAAGGTACTATGCAAGGTATGTCTTTTGATAAAGATCCAACAAATGGTGTAGGGGGTCCGGTTAAATACTTCTTTCATGAAGAGGCTGGTATTGCTCCTAAGATGAATACTACTTTTGGATATATCAAACCAGCCTTAAAATCAGGTATGATTACAACAGGTATGTTTATAGCTGCAGGATCAGTAGGAGATTTAGATCAATGTGAACCACTTAAGAAAATGATCTTACAACCTGAAGCTAATGATATATATGCTGTAACCACTAATTTAATTGATGAAGATAATACTGTAGGCATGTCAGGTTTATTTATTCCTGAACAATGGTCCATGCCTCCATATATTGATGACTATGGTAATTCACTTGTAGAAGAAGCATTAAAAGCTTTAGATGAGTATTTTGAAAAATGCAAGAAAACTATGGATCCTGAAGATTATCAATTAGAGATATCTCAGCACCCTAGAAATATTGCAGAAGCATTTAAACATAGAAAAGTATCTAAGTTCCCATCTCACTTAGTAAATGCTCAATTAAAAAGAATTGAAGAAAAAGAATATGCATATGAATACTTAGATATATCTAGAGATGCTGAAGGAAAAGTTACTACTAAGGCCAGTAACAAACAACCTATCAAAGAATTTCCAATGACTAAAAAAACAGAAGACAAAACTGGTGTACTAGTTGTATGGGAAAGACCAATACCTAATCCAGAGTTTGCTAAACATTATTATGCATCTATTGACCCCGTGTCAGAGGGTAAGACCACAACCTCTGAATCATTATGTTCTATATATATCATGAAAGCTCCTATAGAAGTTACTAAAGTTACATCAGGAGAAACAGAAACATATATAGAAGAAGGCCAAATAGTAGCAGCATGGTGTGGTAGATTTGATGATATCAAACAAACACATGAAAGATTAGAAATGATAATAGAATGGTATAATGCATGGACTGTTATTGAAAATAACATTTCATTATTTATCCAGTACATGATCTCTAGAAAAAAACAAAAATACCTAGTACCAAAAAGTCAGATCATGTTTTTAAAAGATCTTGGTGCTAATGCTAACGTGTTCCAGGAGTATGGTTGGAAAAATACAGGTGTATTATTTAAACAACATCTTATTAGTTATGCTATTGAGTATACAAAAGAAGAAATAGATATTGAAACTAAGACTGATGGTACTATAGTAAGAACTAAATATGGTATTGAAAGAATACCAGACCCAATGTTACTAAAAGAAATGCAAGCCTATGTTGATGGACTCAACGTGGATAGGATGGTAGCCTTCTGTGCATTGGTTGCATTTATGAGAATACAACATGCTAACCGAGGTTATACTAAAAGAGTTATAATGGATGAAGCATCCAAAAACTTGGAAAAGTCAAAAAATTTGTTTAAATTAAATAAGAGTCCCTTTCGTCATATGGGAGGTGCAGGCAATATTAATTCAGGGTTCAGAAAATCTGCATTCAGAAATATTAAATAATAAATTATGCAAATAATTAACGCATTACAGGCAAAAAAAGGAGCTAAGACTGAACAAAATAGATTAGGTAGTATTACTCAACCATTGCAGTTTATTCCTAAAATAGATAAGACAGAAGAGTGGGCTGCATGGAATCTTGACTGGTTAGAATGGCAAGGTTTAAAACAGATCCGTAGAAATGCTCGCAGGTTAATGAAGAACTATAAGCTTGCAAAAGGTATTATTGATAGAAGTGATTACATACTTGAAGAAAATAATGAATACAGAGATATAGTTGAAACACTTGTTAAAGAAGATTTTTCTGCTCTTGAACTAAAATTCTATCCTATTATTCCAAATGTTATTAATGTTCTGGTAGCTGAATTTGCTAAAAGATCAACTAAATTAACATACAGAGCTATTGATGATTTTTCATATAATGATATGCTTGAGCAAAAAAGAGCACAAGTAGAACAAACATTAATGGCAGATGCCTCTACAAAAATAATGGCTGCTATGTTAGAGCAAGGTTTAGATCCTGAATCTGAAGAAGCAAAGCAGCAGTTATCTCCTGACAATCTTAAAACATTACCAGAAATAGAACAGTTCTTTAAAAAAGATTACCGTTCTATGGTAGAACAATGGGCTTCTCATCAACATGCTGTGGATGTAGAAAGATTTAGAATGGATGAACTTGAAGAAAGAAGTTTCAGAGATATGTTAATTACTGACAGAGAGTTCTGGCATTTTAAAATGATGGAGGATGACTATGAAGTAGAACTATGGAATCCTGTAATTACTTTCTACCATAAGTCTCCTGATGTAAGATACATTTCTCAATCTAACTGGGTTGGTAAAACAGATATGATGACTGTATCTGATGTTATTGATAAGTTTGGATATTTATTAACAGAAGAACAACATAGAGCATTAGAAGCTGTCTATCCTATTAGATCTGCTGGATATAATATTGGAGGCTTGCAGAATGATGGAAGTTTTTATGATGGTACTAAGTCTCATGAGTGGAATACTAATATGCCTTCATTAGCATACAGACAATATACATCATTTATGTCAGGTAATATATTAGATGGTTCTGATGTAATTACACAAATTCTTTCAGAAGGTGAAGACTATTATGATCAAGGTACAGCATATTTATTACGTGTGTCAACATGTTATTGGAAGTCTCAAAGAAAAATAGGACATTTAGTTAAAGTTACTGAAGAAGGTGAGGTTACAAATGAAATTATTTCTGAGGATTATCAAATTACAGATAAGCCAATTTATGATACTAGATTATTTAAAAATAAAACAAAAGATAATCTTTTATTTGGAGAACACATTGATTGGATTTGGATTAATGAAACATGGGGTGGTGTAAAAATTGGACCAAACATTCCTTCATTTTGGGGTATGAACAATCCTGGAGGTTTTTCTCCTCTTTATATTGGTGTTGATAAAAATCATATTGGACCGTTAAGATTTCAATTTAAAGGTGACAATTCATTATATGGTTGTAAACTACCAGTAGAAGGCTCTGTATTTTCTGATAGAAATACTAAGTCTACTGCATTACTTGATTTAATGAAGCCATACCAAATTGGTTACAATATTGTGAATAATCAGATTGCAGATATCTTAGTTGATGAACTAGGTACTATAATCATGTTAGATCAAAACTCATTACCTAGACACTCACTAGGGGAAGATTGGGGAAAAGGAAACTATGCAAAAGCATTTGTTGCTATGAAAAATTTCCAGATCTTACCATTAGATACTTCTATAACTAATACAGAGAATGCTTTAAACTTTAACCATTTTCAAAAATTAGATTTATCTCAGACAGAAAGATTAATGTCAAGAGTTAACTTAGCTAACTATTTTAAACAACAAGCTTATGAAGTGATAGGAGTTAACCCACAACGTATGGGACAACAATTATCACAGACTACAGCTACTGGAGTAGAACAAGCAGTACAAGCATCATATGCACAAACAGAAATGTTCTTTATCCAACACTGTGATTACTTAATGCCAAGAGTTCATCAAATGAGAACTGACCTGGCACAATATTATCATTCTACTAAACCATCTGCAAGATTGACATATGTCACTACTGCAGATGAGAAAGTAAACTTTGAGATAAATGGAACAGATTTACTTCTTAGAGATTTAAATATTGCAGTAAGTACTAATGCAAATCATAGAGCAATTCTTGAACAATTAAAACAAATGGCACTTCAGAATAATACTACTGGAGCTTCTATTTATGACTTAGGTAAAGTTGTTCAGTCAGACTCTATTGCTCAACTTAATTTAGCATTAAAAGAATCTGAAGAGAAAACTAATCAGCAGAAACAACAAGAAATGCAGCAACAAAAACAAATGCAAGATCAACAAATGCAGTCTCAACAACAAATTGAGAAAATGAAAATTGATGCTGAAAGTCTTGAGAATGAAAAAAACAGACAAAGAGATATACTTGTTGCAGAAATTAGAGCTGCTGGTTATGGTGCTACATCTGATGTGAATCAAAATGAAATGTCAGATTACAGAGATGCTATGAAAGACATTAAAGATACACAACAATATCAAGAGCAAACTGGACTACAGAGAGAAAAAGAAGTAAACAGAATGAGTATTGAAAATCAAAAAGGACAACTTGAGAGGGAGAAAATCCAAGCTCAAAAAGAAATAGCTGATAAACAATTACAGGTTGCTCAAGAAAATAAAAATAGATTTGATGTAAAACAAAGTAAAGAGAAATAGGTGTTAGCTATATACTGCAATTTTTTTTTACAAAAGGTTAAATTTTTCAAGTTTATTTAGTATATTAAAGTATAAACAAAACCAACAACAATGAGTGAAGAAGTAAAAGACCTGACTGGTCAGGTGCAAGATTCTACAACGGTAGAACAGATAAATGTAAATATTGATGAGATTTTTGGAATGCCTGGTGCAGAAAATGTAATGCTGCCACAAGATGATGAAAAACCAAAATCTATGTTTCATAAAGAAACCACTGATAATACGTTCTTTGACAATCCTAATACTACTGTAGAAAGTAAAAAGGAAGCTGCAGAAAAAAAGATTGAAGTTGATGAGACTATTGCTGAATTAGATGGTCTTATTGCTCAAGAAGAAGATGCTGGTAACAAAGGAAGACCAAAGGTTGATAAATCTGGTCTTGCTGAACTTGCAAGTAAAATGATTGAGGAAGGTACTCTATTTGGTTTTGATGATGATAAACCTTTAGAAGAATACACAACTAAAGATTTTAGAGAACTTTTTGAAGCTAACTTTAATGAAAGAGAATT